TGGATACAGCATCAGCATCTACTGTCAATGTGACATACACTGCTATGACACCATCAAATGCTTTGACTGTTGTTGATACTTATATCACCAACTTACCTGACGCTTTACAATTCTCACCAACTACTTTGTTCTTGAACAGAGGTGATTACCAAGCGTTGTTGTTGGCGTTAAGAGATGCAAACTTTTACGCTTACACCGTTGAAGGTCAAACTCAAATGCCAGGAGCGATAATGATTCCAGCGACCAACACAATGGCTGTTTCTACAGAGATTGGTGCGGGTAGAGCATTATTGACTTATGGTCAGAACTTGGCTTACGGATGTGACTTGTTGGAAGATTCTTCTAACGCTGACGCATGGTTCAGTAAGGACAATAAACAATACAGAATTTCTTTACAATGGAGAGCAGGTGGAGTTGTATTCTTCCCTGAACTTTGTGTTAGAATTTCGTAATAAACCCAAATTAAAACAAATAGTAAAATGGCTAATAACTGCGTAATTACAACAGGACTTACCTTAAACGCTTGTGTTAATAACACACCAGGTATTTCCGACCTTTGGGTTTTGACAACTACAGGTTCTTCTATTGAACTATCAGCAATCACATACGCTGCGGGTGGAGAAATCACTGCGATTGACTCTGATGCTGTCGGTGTATTCAAGAAAGTTGATTTGGTTAGAAACTCTGCGGCTGTCTTATCTGAAGAGGTTAATGTTAATACCGCCAGTTTGTCATTCACATTTGTTCCTTCATTACAATTCCAAATTCCTGGTTGGGCTCAAGAATATACAGAGTTATACCAAGAATTGGTTAAGAGTGTAGGTTCGGTGTTTATTGTCAAACTAAAGAGCGGAAAATACTTCTTGGCTTCACCAAGTGGTATGTATATCTCAACTGCTACAATCAATTCAGGTTCAGTTCCTGGTGATAGTCAGTTGTATGACCTCACCTTCACAGGTGATGAGTTAAGAAGCATTCCTCAAATGGATGTTTCATCTGATTTGGCTACTTTCTTAAGTGGTACAAATCTTTCAGTTGATAGAGAGTAATTTCTCATCATAAGATAGATGGGGGAGGTGTAGTGCCTCCCCCTTTATTAAATTAGATAATATGCCTTATTTAGATAAAGATTTTAAGCCAACCATATTTGAATATACTAATGTCAATGACTATAATCGTCTATTGGTATATTATCCACGCAAAGGTGGTAAAGGAGAAGAACCAACACCTGTGATAAGTCCTTCAATAACCCCAACCCCAACTATTACCCCAACTCCAACGCCGACACCATCTCCTGTATTCTATCATATTGAAGCACAGAATGGTGACTTAATAATAACTCAAGGGGGAGACAATATTGATTGGTTTCCTTTATAAATAAAACAAATTAAACAAACAATAAAATGGCTTTACAAATAACAGGAAATATTAAATTACAAGGTGGAATAACACTATCAAGTGTTTATGGAAGAACCAGATTTAATTTAAATGTAGATGGTGATAAAGTTTTTATAGAAACTGATTATTACCCAACGATTGAGGAATACAATAATAAAACTGCTCCATTACAATTGGATTATTATTATAATACACAATTTGATTATGATAGAACGACTGATGGAGTTGATTTATTATTATTTAGTAATCAGAAAATAAAAGAACAATTGGAAAATGAAGGTCTTTCAGTTGTAATAACAGATTTATAATAAATTAAGATATGGCAAACAAAACAATCCCTCAACTCCCCGAACAGACTGGTAAGACAGACAACGATTTGCTTGCCATAGTTGATAGTGGGGAGACAACAACAAGTAAGATAAAAGTATCAACACTATTAGCAGGTGTTGGTGGTGTTATTGAGACAACATCAGGTAATGCTATATTCAATAAAACTGGAACTGGATTATCAAATGATAATACATATAATGGCACAACAGGACATACAACTTATGGTTATGGAAATGATGTTGCTAATAATCAAATAAGTTTTGGTTATAATAACACTACAACAAAATCTACTACTGATGGTTATATTGTAATTGGAGAAGGTAATATTGAATATAATGGTATTGTAAAAGGTGGTATGATGATAGGTAGAGATAATACTGGCGCATCTTATGGTGCCGCAGATGGTATTACAATAGGACAAAATAATAAAAACGATAGAGGTGTAATTTTAGGTCGTGATAATAATGCTAATTCAAGTAATAATGTTAATTCAGTTGTTCTTGGTGTTAGTAATAATTTAAATACAGATACAGCGTACATATTTGGTCTTGGTTCTGCCGCAGGAGCACAATCTACCACAATTGGATTACAATGTACTAGCGGACAAAATGGATTAAATGTCGGTATGTTTAATACTTCAAGTAATGGAACTTATCCTACAGGTTTTAATTCAAATTATGGGGCATCAAATACTATTAGCGCTGGTAATTCACAAAATATTTTTGGTAATAATCATACCATTAGTTCAACAGGAAATGAGAATAGTATATTCGGTGGTAAAAGTAATACTATATCTGGTAGTGTAACTAGAGCGACTTTAGTTGGATTAAATGGATATACAGGTGCCGCTACTGATGATAGTGTATATGTCCCCGCTTTGATATTAGTAAATTATTCTTCATATAACTTCGCAGATGATGCGGCAGCAGCAACAGGTGGAGTGCCATTAGGAGGTGTATATCATACATCAGGAGCACTTAAAGTAAGAATTACATAATGAATTATAAGTTTAAGGAAGTCAGATTGGATTTGGAAAGAGACACCATAGATGTTGTGGTTGCCTTCCAAGTTAATCGTAACCAATGGCAACTTAAACATTATACATTTGAAGCACCTGAAGAGGTCAATATTGAAGAATTATTGGATAGAACAAAGAAGATTATATTCAAAGAATTATGATGGCACCAACGGAAGATTTTTGGAATCTACAATCCAAGTTTAGAGGAAAGAAGGAATTCAACTTCTATGACAAGATGGTGCCACAACCTTTCAAATTTACCCCTTCTCCGACTCCCACTCCAAGTATAACACCTTCTTGTGGTATTCCACCTTCGGAGTATGAATGTTTGAATGTTTCAGGATTTACTGGTGTTAATAGTTGGGCTAATGGTGATTATACTTTCTTGGGTTATGGTGCATTCAATGAAGGATATTCTCCTGGTCTATTAGAATGTGATTGTTCTTATAATTATGCTTTATATATCCACAATACAAAGCCTTGGATACATATTGGTTATATGTTTAACGTTTCTGCTGGTGGATATATATATAGTATTAGACATAATGGATTTTTGGGTTCTCCTCAAGCAGTTTATTGTAATGAAAACTATTCAGGGAGTTCTCTTATATTGAACCCTTCTCCAACTTCTGTTCCGACTCAAACCTTTGGTGGAAAAATTTATCCTTTGGGTGGTAGTATGGGTGCTGGTGGATTTATTACATTTGTTGATTGTATTACACCGACACCATCTGTGACACCGACAATAACACCAAGTATTAGTATTACCCCAACACCAACTCCGAGTGTTGGTTGGAATAGTATTTATGAATTTACAATAGATACAACAAATACCCAAACTAATTCAAGTAATTCTTCTTCTTTTGATTTCTTAAGAACGAGTTGTTTTTTCTTAAGTCCTGACCCTGGTGATATTGTAATTTATTGGGGTGATGGTTCATCAAGCAATCCATATGATACTGGTGGAAGAACTCATACATATTCATCACCTGGTATTTATAACATAATTGTGGATAGTGGTAGTAACTCATTCTTTGATAAGATTGGTATGGCATTCCAAACAACTTCTGGTGGTTTAACTGGAGATTGTTCTAAAGTTATTGGTTGTAGTCGTCGTCCTGTTAATGGTGTTTTGGGTGATTTTACTGCTTGTAGAAATTTCACAGGATTTACTGGACAGGCTCAATATCAAGTATTAACTGGCAGCACTAATACATACTTTAGATATTGTAATTCACTTGTTTCAGGACTATCCAACTTTGATGTTTCACAAGTCACAAGTATGGATAATATGTTTGTTGAATGTTTTGCTTATAATGAGGACTTATCGTCTTGGGATACAGGTAATGTGACAGATATGGCGGCAATGTTCTATTCTGCCACTTCTTGGAATCAGAATGTTGGTATGTGGGATATTAGTAGTGTGTCACAGGGTGGTTCTAATAATAGTTTCATAAATACATTTGGTGAAACAAACTTATCAACATCAAACTATGACCAAATCCTAATTGGATGGGCTGCTCAAGCACCGAATATAAATAGTAATCTTCAATTATTTGGTGTTCCTTGTGGTTATACATCAGCAGCACAATCCGCAAGAAACTTATTAACATCAACTTACGGATGGACAATAAATGATGGAGGATTAGTCCCCTAACATAAAAGAATATTTATAATAGATGTTATACATAGAAGGTAATAAATTCAACACGGTCTATACTTCAGTTAGTCCCCACAAGACATTGTCAAATCCAACATATTTGATGTGTCTTGAGCATGCTCAATCAGGAAAGAAGTGGTCGTTCATTCCACAAAATGTGACATCATTCACGGGAAGTCCATATAATGATAGATATGATTTATTCAGATTTAAGGTTGCCGAATCAGGTGTTGATTTAACTGGTGGAACAAGAGCATGGTATTATCAATATCCACCAAATGTGGTATATGATGATGCGAGATATAAGGGAACAGGAAAATCATATCCAATTATGAAGGTTTGGACTGAAGAAGATTTGGGTATTTTGGAGATTTATTTTGATTGGTCGGACTTAAATGATAGAATGGATGATGTTAATGACACAGGTTTCACAATCAGTTATAATGATGTAATTTATACATCAGGAAATATAGTTCAAAGACCTGAAAGAGGTGGTTTTATAGATAGAGCAACAAGTTCATTTACATCATCATCTTTGGGAATGCCATTAAATGAAATTGAAAAAATATCATATACAGGTATTACCACTGGTGGAACAATTATGACAAATACCATATATGTCGCAAATTGGGAAGAAGTATCTTCATCACAACCTTGGAGATATTATGGTGATAATAACGATACACCAACTGGTTATGCTGTATTTCCCATAACTTTTCTTGGTGAAACAACTGTCAATATAGATGAGGTGGGTCAGTTCTATTATTCAATAAGAGAACAATCATCACCAATAAACATAAATTGTAGTTTATCAGGTGACAAATTGGAGGAGGGATTACTTTATTTGACACAGGATTTCACCGATACTTATTATTATACAGGAGGAACGGTAAATGTGTATGACCCAACTGAAATACCAACATATCACATATTACAAGAGGACGAATATCACGTATTAACAGAAAATAACGACTTATTAACACAAGAATAATGGATAGAAAAATATCAGAATTAACTCAACTTACGGCAAGGACTGAATCCGATGTTATTGCTATTGTAAATGGTGGTTCAACCAAGAAAATAACTGTTGAAGATTTCATCAGAGAACCCGTTGTAGATGGTGGTTCAATATCGGGAGCACAATCCATTGATTTATCATTAGGACACTGGTTTATCTTCACTTTAACAGGTAATGTATCCATTTCATTTTCAAATGAAAAAGAGGGTGAGGAGTATTTATTTTGGATATATTCAAATGGAAACTATTCTGTGAATAATATGACCTTAACATCAGGTGGAAATATCTATTGTCAAAATGGTTCGCTTCCGAATCCTGCCAACAATAAATGGAATTTCTATAGAGGATTTGTGATAAATGGTGGAATGGTATTAACAGAATTAGGTAATTTTAGCGCGATATGACAAACTTTGAAGCATTTAACATAGACTACATAGATATTGAAGCCAATATTGAAGTCAAAAATAAGAGGTATGATTACCTTTATTGGGGTAAGAATAACCTCTACCCCCAATATCTTCTTGGACTTTACCAGAAGTCCCCTATTCACGCCGTAGCCGCTGATTCAACTGTGACAATGTGTTTCGGTGATGGAGTTGAAATTGATGGATTGGGAAATGTCTTGGTTAATAAATCAGAGAAACTCACAGGTCTATATCATAAGATATTGTATGATTACTTCTTATTTGGTGGATATGCTGTTGAAGTCATTTGGAGTAAGGATAGAACGTCCATATCTTCCATATATCACGTTCCTTTTCAAAAGGTGAGAACAGGACACCTTGAGATGGATTCAAGTGAGCCAGACACCTTCTATTATTGTGACGATTGGTCTGACACAAGGAAGAACCCCATTATTGTTTATGGTTCTATTGACCCTGAAAATAGGGAACAAAGACAGATGTTCTATTACAAGAGATATGTTCCAACAGAAAATTCAACATATCCTGTCGTTCCTTATCAATCAGGAATACCGTCAATTGTGTTGGAAGGTCAAATATTTGAATGGCACAAATCAGCGTTAAATTCAAACCTAACCCCTAACTTATTCGTTCAGTTATTTGGTTCTCCAACAGAGTCAGAAAGAGAAAGAATTAAAAAAGAATTGATTGATGTATATTCAGGTAAAGACGGACAGAAATTAATGTTAGGTTTTGCTGAAAGTGCTGAAGATGCCGCACAAATTACACCAATCAACTCAACCGTTGGTGATGGATATTATGTGGATGTATTGAGTTATGCTTCACAATCAGTATTGACATCTTGGCAGATAAGTTCCCCATTATTATTGGGAATTCACTCATTCAGTTCAAACCCATTCTCACAGAATGCTGATGAGTTAAAGGTCGCAACGGAACATTGGTTGAACTATATTCTAAAACCAAAGTTGATGGGAATGAATGAGTCGTTGGAAATTATATTGTCTATGAAATACAATCAACCAGTTGAGATTGTTAATAAATTCACAAACTATTGGGAATAATGGTATTTTTGGTTACAGAATCATATGTCTTGGATAAGACAAACTTGGATAGAAACTTACTATCACACAATCTAAAAGCATCTATGATATTGTCACAAAAGGTCAATGTCACAGAGATTTTGGGAGATAAACTTATAGATAAAATATACGATGAAATTAATGCCGGAACCTTATCTGGAAATTATAAGTCACTGGTTGATAATTACCTTGTTGATGTTGTGACTTATTGGACGCTCTATTATGCGACCACCAATCTATTATCAAAAATCTCAAACAGAGGATTACAACAAGAGTTCAGTGAGAACTCCTCACAAGCCGATATAACGGTGTATAGAACCCTTAAGAGTGAGTTTAAGAACTTGGCTGAATACTTTAGTCAAAGAGCAAATAAATGGGTTTATATGAATCGTGGATTGTATCCTGAATATGTCTTCTGTGGAACTGATGGTGAAATGGGGGCAAACCCAAATAACAAGTTCTTTGGAGGATTGGTTATATGATATTACCAGAACTCAAAAGGTCTGAATCAAAAGCATCTTACGTTCAAAGGTGTCGTTCCAATAATGAGATGGGTAGATTACCCCTCGCTTCCGTGTATAAGACATCATTGTGTCAAGACAGTTATGACAATCAAAAACGATTATTGTGACAAGTCAATTCCGTATTTGTCTTTTATTCTATCGTTGAATTGTTCTGATATATCATCATCTATATTATAACCCATATTCACAAACATCTTCTGAATAAAATCCTTCTGTGATTTGTATGTATAATTCTCGTTTGGGTTT